GTAGAATACACGACGCTCTGGAGCACGACTTAAACGATAGATAACGACAGCGTCCTCAACCATTCGGAGCTGGTTGAGGGGCTTGATTGCTTTGTGAAGGTATGATAGCACTATCTGTCGTTTTGGGTCCATAAGACCCGAATTTACATTTACGATTGCGTCTGTAGCAATCTTAACGGCGCCATCAGCAACTGATGTGATCATATTTTGACCTTGCTGAGATGCCTTATCACTATACACATAGAATTCTTGTACGCCATCGACTACTTCGATGCCTGTACGAGGATCTTTTTTCTTTTTAACTGCGCGAACCTTTTTAATTTTTCTTGGATCAATGTAAACTAATTCTTGAATGCCAAGTCGCGGCTGTTTTTCATCGATTAGGACTTGATAGAAAATGCGTCCATCAATGTACCAATTACGGAAAACGTCGACGCCACCATTGGAAAAGTCTAGGAGTCGTAAAACATTATCAAATTCATCACGAATCATATCCTTGATATTATCTGGTTGCTCCAAATCATCAAGAATAATAGATACGGATTTGCCTGTTACATCATGTACGACTGCTTCGTTAACAATATCATCAACAGCCGCTTCAAGTTCTGGCTGCATTGCCATTTCACGATAACGACTTACTAGGTCGCCTTCGTTTTTAAAACTTGATTCTAGGTCGAGATAAGTTCCGTAATAACCACCAGAGTTAACATTAATTGCACCATCGTCAGCTATTGGTGCAGTGATCTGAGGCTGAACAGTTGTTTGTTCTGGTTGATTACGGACTATTTGAAAGCCGAATAGATTAATTCCAGCCATAAATTAACTCCATGATATACAAAAATTCACGATTAAACAATAACTTCAGATGAGGAATTATTATTCTCTGCTTCCCACCATTGGTATGCGAATGTAACCGTAAATTCTTCGATCATATCATTGTTACCCCAATCTAGATCGATTGGTGAAATGTCTGTTGGGAACATTCCAATGAATTTATAACGACGTAGTACGGATCCATTCTTACCATAATGTGTTACAGCTGCATCACTGGTGTATGCACTTGGCGCACGACCAATAGCACGGACATTTGAGCCGTGACTATTGATTAACTGCATCCAACGCTCAAAACCACCTCTAATCTTGAAATCCTCATCGTTAATAATGTTTACTGTCCAATCAGCAAATGTACGATTGCCAGCAAATTTTACTTCGCGACCGAAATATGGAACAATAAGTTGGTTAACTGTTGATCCAGGGATTTGTGCAGTTTTGCACTTAAATGCCACGTCGCGACGAAATCTGCTGTTTCCAAAAGCTGATGGGAAGTTCATTTGAACGTCAAACAGGTTGGCTCTTGCGCCATCAAACTTCATTTCATTACGGAAGTTGCTTACATTAAAAGCCATTGTATTCTCCTGACTTTATTCTAGTCTATTTATGTTAGAAACGTCCAACGATTTCATCGAAGGATACACCGCTGCGGACAGCGACAAAGTTCAACTGAATAAAGTTTACGCTTCTTGCTGGCTTGATGTAGATATCTCCGATAAATTCATTGCGGTCAACAACTCCTGGTGTGTTGTTTGTTTCGTCACATACAACACGGAAGTCATAGATACCGCGACGACCCTGAACGTCTCTCAAGAATGGTTCGACAAGTGCTACGAACTGTGCTCTTGTAAATTCATCATTGATTTCAAATAGACTTGATCTTGCTGCTCTAGAAATTGCTTTTTCGAGAACAATAAACAAGCGACGAACATTGATGCGATCAAAGGCACTTGGGCGACCTTGTAGCGTCTTATCGCCGAAGAGAAGAGTTCCTTCTCCTGGGAATGACACAACTGGGTTTACGCCAGCCTTGTAGAGTGTATCGCGTTCTGATTGAGTTGGGCTGAACGACAGCTTCACAATATTGCGAATTTGTCCACGATCAATACCAGCTGGTGAGAACCATGGATCGCGCTGTAGGTCAGTGCGTACACAGAGACCAGCGATATCTGGATTTAGTGGAACCCAACGATAAACGTCGTTATACTTGTCGTACTGATACTTCCAACCAGAATCCATCACACCGTAAGATGTTGATGTTAAACCGTCACGGAAGTTGACTATGGCAGTTGTTTTTGATGTGATAGTATTTGAAGTTACTGAGTTAGCATATGGTGGTGACACGAATGCTACTGCGTCCTTACGAGTTGTTGCAACAGTTAGGTACTTCTGAGTAATTGATGTTATAGCAGCATTGTTGGATGTTAAGTTAGCAGCTGCGATACCGCTATCGCCAACAAAGAGCAATGACACATCAACAAGTTCAGTGTTGTTGAATTGATCAATAGCACCTTCGATTTGACCTTGAGTTGGAACACCATCAGCGCCGCCAACAAGTGACCAATTCTCGTTTGATCCAGAATAGAATGTTGTTGCTGCAGCATTTACTGTTGGTGAAGCCAATCCCCAAGAATTATTGGCAATGCTTCCTACATCAGAGTGACCCATCCAGTGAATCCACCTTGAATTTCTATAAACTACTTCTTTATAGAAAAGTGATGCACCATCATCGCCCTTGGCGTCTGATGCTTTTGATAGATTTGGATATCTTTCTAGAACTGTGTTTGCTGTTCCAGTAATAGCACCATCTTCGTCAACAACAACCAAGTGTAGTTCGTCGCGAACATAAGCACCAGTTTGAGCAAGTGCAAATGCTGATGTGTTAGGAGCACGATCAAAGAAAGGAGCGTATGCCCAGGTTCCGAAAGCATTTGTATTTCCGCAGAGAGAAATCTTTAGAGAATTACCTAGAACTCCAGGAAATCTTGCAGCCCAACCAAGGGTTCCGTGCTCTCCATTATACTCATCGTTGAAGTAATCATCATCATTCGCAATGATAACTGCATCAGCTTCCGTTGTTGTCGCAGCACTGTTTGCGCGAGCAACAGCATTGTTTGATGACGATGCGCCAGCGGTTTCGTTAATTATACGAATCACGCGAAGGTCATTGCCGTATGTTAGAAAGTTTGCAGCAGACAAGAAAGAGAGAGCTGAGTTGCCATCTGGTTTGAAAAAACGATCAAGCAAATCTGCTTCACTGGAAACTTGTAGGATTGTGTTTGCAGGACCCCACTTAAAGAAACCCACAGTAGCGCCAGTTGTTGTTCCGACACCAGGAACTGACGTTGTAAGATCAATTTCAGAAGTATTCACTCCTGGAGAGACTAAAAATGCCATGTTTATGCTCCTATGAATGGAGAATTGAGAATTCTACCTGATTATTTAGTATTTTACCGAGTTTACCTTTCCACGACCTTCCAAAAGGCACCATCTTCTACATAACCAGGATTGTCATCAACATCAACATGACCAGCTAGCATATTTGGAAGCGATTCTTCTTCAATTTGTTTCATTTGTTCAGCGTATAATTTAATTTTTAAATCAATATTCGTCATCTCTGAGAAGAAACTCTGGTTTGTCATCCAAGAGAAGAGAACTAGACACATTACTAGATCATCGTGTCTACCTTCCTCAGCTTCAAAACTACCACCCCTACCAATAAAGGTTGAAAGTTCTGAAATAACATCAAAATCTTGAATAATAAGTCGCTCACCTTCTATCAGATTTTTTAATAAACTACAACCGAGCCGTTTCACTGATTTAGTTGTTCGAATTCCACGGTTAGATTTGCTTCCATAACCCCATGTTAATGCAATCTTACCCTTTAGGTCAACTGTAGATAGGATATTTTCGTATTCGTAATCCTCAAATAGGCTATCCACAATCTGCTGTCCATTGTCATTAATTTCAACCAAAGCATAGGCTTGATTATAGTAGTCACCCAGCTTTTTAATGATGCTTGGGTATACAAGAGGACTAATATTATTGTCTTTGTATGTCGCTACAAGTCTATAAGGCAGCTGAGTTACATCGACTACAAGGCATGCTGAGTAGTCTAGACCTTTGCCTCTTGACGTGTCAACGACAATTGTATATATGTGATTTGGAATAGGGGGTTGATAGACTTTGATTCCTGTATCCGACACATTTAATGGCTTTACAAACGCCAGAGACTTGAGAGCTGCAGCTGATAGGAGAGTTCCTGCCGATCCCATGAATTCGCATTCCATTTCCTGAAGGAATTTCTCTTCACCAAGAATGCGCCTTTGATCGTCAGCCCACGCCTGATCTCTTCCAGGAACCTGTCGCCAATTGGCTTCGATATGTTTAAATCCATTTAATCCTTCGACTGCTTCGGTCCACATCTTATAGTAGTGATTCATTCCATTTGGAGTAGAAGAAATGAGAATTTTAGAGGTCGCACCAGAAGAAATGGTTGGGTATACCGATGTGAAGAACTGGTCGGCAATATTGCTTGGGACGAATGCAAACTCGTCAAGATAGAGTAACGAGATGGAGTAACCACGAATCGCACTAGATGCCGTTGAAGTTGCCATTA